CATCACCTGGCGCCAGGCGCTGTTGACTACCCGCTGCTGGTGCTCAAGCTCGTCTGACAGGCCGTAGCCGAAGGGGCTGTCGTCTGCCTTGCGCCAGCAGTACACGTCCACCGGCAGCGTGCGGTCGGCGACCCACGACTCCATGGCGCCGACGACCTTGTCGTTGACGATCACGAGCACGCCGAAGTTCACGTCGGTCAACGGGTCGCCCGTGCGGCTGGAGAGCATCTCCATCTCTTCCGGCTCGATCTCGCCGTGGTACGTCCACATCTCGTAGGCGTCCTCGTTGACCATCTCGCGGATGACCCGGCCCTCGGCCACGCGCAGCTTCTGCGGTGCAGTGCGCAGCACCTCGCGGATGGCCTCCTCGTCGTAGCCCGGCAGGCCCACGAGCTGGCGCAGTTGCTTGCGGGTGGCCATGCGACGCATGAAGAACCCGCGGCCAGCCTGGTGATCGTTACCGCAGCTCGGGTCGAAGAAGCAATCCCACGGATCCAGGCGCATGCTGGCCGGCACGATCGACTCGTTGACCTGCAGCACCTGCGTGCCGTCAGCCTGAGGCAACCAGACCTTGCTGGTCTGCCGGGCCGGGAACGGGCCGTACATCACCATCGTGCCCAGGCGCACGGCGTCCTCGATGCCCTTGCGACTCTCGCCGTTGTACTTGGACTCGGTCAGGCTGTCGTCGATGGAGCGCTCCATGGCCTCAGCCGCCTGCTTGGCAGCCTCCATGATCGCGTTGGCCTCCTCGTTGGCGGTGAAGCCGGTGGGCTGGCCGGTAGTTGGGTCGACGGTCTGGGCGTTGCTGCCCATCATGTCGGCAAGCTCAGGCATCGGCGTGGGCCGGATGCCCCAGTTGCGGTCGTCCACGGGAAACAGGATCTCGCACATGCGCGCCACGGCCTGGTCGACCTTCGGGCGCACGATGTTGATCACGACCCTCGAGCGGGTGCCGTCCTGCGCCTTGCGTGCGGGCGGGCCGTTGCGCAGGGTGTTCTCAAACTCGCCGGTGCTGTTGGTGTGCTCGCCGAAGTAGAGCTGCGCGTTCTTGCGCCAGCGCTTCTCGACGTCGGTGTTGGTGGCGCGCCCCTGAATCCACTGGTCGCGCATCTTCGCGAAGACAGAGTACAGGCGCTCGATCTCGCCCTTCTGGCGGGTGTCGAACTCTTCCTTGGTCAGCACCTCGTCGCCAACCATGTAGGCAACGTCGGTCGGTAGGTCTTTGGGGTCCATCGTGATCCTTTAGTAGCCGGTCACTTCGTCGAGGACCTGCCACGCAGCCTCGGCGCCCCGGGGGACTTCCCACTCTTCCTCTTCGTCCGGCCACGGCAGAGTCAGCGAAGGCTCGTCGATGCGGGCCAGGCAGTCCATGCCGTCGTCGAATCGACCCACCGGGAAGGTGGCGTACTCGACCTCGAGGAGCTCCTGAACCAAGTCATGCGGGTTGCCCTGCACGTCAGTGTAGTTGAGCTGCTGAGGCAGCCACATGCGGCCGCCCTCGAACCACGGAATGAGCCTGCGGATGCGGGCGTTCTTCTCCACCGCACCAGCCACCTCAGTGATCTTGAAGCGGTACTGGCGCCGCTCCATCTCGGCCTGGATGTGCGGGATGTCGGCCTGCATGCCGTAGCGCTCGTAGCGCGTCTGCATCGGCTTGTGCTTCTTGTGCAGGGCAAACAGCGCATCGGCGCGCTGCGTCAGCGTCAGCCGATCGATAATGCCGTCCACGAGGAAGGCGTTGCCGTCGTGCGCCAGGCCCACGACCCACATCACGGTGCGGTCGCTGCGCTTGCGCTTGGTTCCTTCTTTGGCCGTCTGCGGATCACCCGCCGGGTCGACCAGGATGACCTTGTTCATCTTCTTGGGCGCGTTGTTGTAGCGCACGATCCACGAGCGCTTGAACTCCGCACCCTCGACGGGCCTGGGCTCTTGCTGGTACAGCGAGATCCACGAGCGTGGATCGGACTGCGCCTGGCGCACCATCTCGTCGGTGAACCACTCCTTCCACAGGCGGTCACCTGACTTGCGTCCCAGCAGGTCGTTGTCGCCAGCGATCATCGGCAGCTTGATGACGGTCCACCGCTGCGGCTCACGCTCGAGCAGGCGCCCGGCTAGGTCATCCTCGTGCCATCTGGTCATGATGACCACCACGCGGCCATGAGGCTTCAAGCGGGTCAGCAGGTCGTTGGTCCACCATTCCCAGGTCTTCTCGCGCACGCGCTCGGAATCTGCGTCCTCGCGGCTGCGCACCGGGTCGTCGACCACGATCAGGTCGCCGCGTCGGCCGGTGATGGAGCCGCCCACGCCCACCGCGGTGTACTCGCCGCCTTGGTTCGTGCCCCAGCGGCCAGCGGCCGTGCTGTCGGCGGCCAGCGCCACCTGCGGGAACAGGGCGCGGAACTGCTCGTCGTCCACGCCGTTGCGCACCCGGCGGCCGAAGCGCTCGGCCAGTTCTGCGGTGTGCGAAGCGGCGATGACGCTGAGCTGCGGGTTGCGGCCTGCGAAGTACTCTGGGAAGTAGACCGAGCCGTAGGTGGACTTGGCCGAGCCTGGCGGCATCATCACGAGCAGCCGGTCGATCTCGCCCTTCTCAATCTTGTCCAGGGCCTCGGTCAGCAGGACGTGATGCTCGGCCAGGCGCATGTCGTCTGGCAGTCGGTAGGCGCAGTAGTGCGAGAACGACTCGCGCGCCTTCTTGCGCGCCAGCAGCTCAGCCGCAGCCTGCGATGGATCAAGCACCTGCCGCCCCCTTCACCACGCCTTGGGCGGCGATCTCCATGAGCTGCTCGTCGGTCAGGGCCACCATCTTGACGGGCCCCCCGTCCTTGCCGGTGAGCTCCACCTTGGACTTGTCGCCGTAGTCGCGGCCGTTGATCTTGGCCGCCACCTTGAGGTTGGCGTCGATCGCCACCCGCAGGCCGGCCGCATCACCCAGCATCCCCGCCTCCCGGGCGTAGTCCACCGCGGCCTCGACGAGGCTGTGCGAGCGGTGGATGTGAATGTCGGCGTAGGCTTCCCGGGTGTCGGGGTTGTTCAGCAGGATGTCGCGCAGGCGGTTGCCGCTGATCTTGAACGGCATCGACTCGGCGATCAGGCGCATGGACTCACCCGCCATGTAGCGCTCGAAGATGTCTTCGGCCATGGCCAGCACATGGTGCTTGGTGGCCTCACGTTCCTCGGCGATTCGTGCGTATTCAGCTTTGTCCACGGCATCAGGGGTTGAACCCGGGCGGCATCCAGCGGTGGGAGACGAGGTCACCGCGTTCAGCTCACCCGGGCTCAGAAAGCAAAAAGCCGGCTCGCGGCCGGCTGGATTTGGAGACACTTACCCGGGGCGGAATATACATCGGCCATACAGCACGGTCAAGCATCCGTCAAGTCGATGCGCTCGAGGCCGTTTCGGGTGGCCTGGGCCAGGTGTCTCAGGGCCACGATCATGGTGCGCCTGCGGCTGGGAAAGCCCCACGCCTGCATGAGGTAGGCCAGGTCAGCGTAGCCGTCGCTGCCCACGTCGAGCGTAAAGACCCGCTCGCTGTTGTTGGTCCGGTGCTTGCGCTGGCGGTCGCGGTTGGTCAGCGGGAGCTTGGCCTTCTCGAGCGGGTCGGCGAACTCCGCGGCCATTGCGCGGGCAAGGAAGTGGGGGATCTTTACGACTGCGTGTGCAACGGCACGCGAGACTCGCAAGTCGTCTCCAGCTCCCATCTTCCGATCCAGATCTGGCGCGTCGCGCTTGGATGCACGGGGCTGTTGCTGACGTTTTTCTTGCATGTGTCGCACTCCGATCGGCCCGAGCCTGCGCAGCGTGGGAAGTTTGGCGGTGAGAACTTGTAGAGGTTGCTGGCCGTGATCATCGTCCAATCTCCTTGAGCAGGCGCGGGCCTGCGGTGTAGAACAGGATCTGCTTGCTGGGCCTCGAAGGGTTGGGCTTCTTGGTCGATTGCACCCAGCCCTTGTGCTCGGCGTAGCGCAGAGACTTACCCACGTTGTTCGGGTCGACACCCCACTTGATGCCGATGTCCTCGCTGGTTAGCTCCTCTTCGGGGTTGGTGGCAAAGAACACCGCCACATGGGTGACGATGCTCATGTGTTCCCCCTTGCGCGGATGGCGGCTGCTGCCTTGGTGCCGTAAATCTTGATTCCAGTCCCGAGGTGCATATCGCAAACGGTCTCTTTTGCCACCTTCGCACACGCCTCGCGCTCGGCCTCCACCTCAATCTGAATCTCGCGCTCGTAGCTCTTCTGTTGCAGGGCCAGCGTGTGCTCGTAGACCTCCGCATGCAGGCACTCGCGGCGCGGTGGGTGGGTGTAGAGGGCGCCCTTTACCATGCCCTGCATCTCCGGTTCGTCCGATGCGCACCAGAAATCGACATCGGCTTCGGTGCCGATCAACTCTGTCTGTAGCTCACCGTTCTTGAAGCATGCCCACGCCACCGGCTCCTGCTCCGCAGGCGTGGTGTAGTTCGGCTTGCCGCCGCAATAGCTTTTAACCCACGGCTCCGGCTGCTCCAGCGCGGCGCGGAGGGCGGTGATGGCTTGCTCCATCGGGCCCTCGTAGTCGGCCAAGACAAAGCCGTACAGGTTTATGTGCTCCCACGCCTCCAGCGCTTGCTGCACCGTGGCGCGGGGTAAAGTGATTAGGTCAGTCATGGTTGTCCTCCGGTTCAATGGGCACCTCCACCAGCGGCTTGCCGCAGTAGCAACAGTACTTCATGTGGTTGTCGGTTGGGGCGCCGTCCTCCAGCTCAAAGTAGCGCCGATTGCACGACGCCATGTAAATGTTGGAATCCTCGTCGCCGTCTTGCAGCCAGCGACATTCGTTGGGCTGCTCCAGCGCGGCGTCCAGTGCAGAGATGGCCCGGTGCCAGTCCACCAGCGTGATGTCTCCTGTAGGCACTCCGCGCCTCATCGCATCAAGCGCCTGCTGCACCGTGGCGCGGGGCAGGGTAATCGTGTCAGTCATGCAAACCTCCACACCGAAGCGGCCACCAGGCCGATGACCAGCACAACGACGATGGCAACCGCCAGCATCCCAAAGGCTTCCAGGCCGTCTGATTCCGCCGCATCGGTCGCTGCCAGCTCGCACGCCTCAGGCGTCGGGCAGTTCCTGCGGCCCTGATCGCAGGGTCCGTTGCATTGCCCGTCTTTCATGCTTCCTCCTTGAAAACACGGTCGTACAACGCACGCGTAGGAGCGTGCTCCTGCTTCAGCATATGCAAAGGCTTCCACCCGTTCTTGTTGGTACGGAACATCATCAATGGATGTGCTGCCCTGCCAGATGTGACGTAGTAAACAAACGCCTCGCACGCCAGCTTCTCGCTCGCGCAATCACTCTGCTTAGGGCATGAGTACCCGGTGCACGGCGGCGCTGCAGCCGCTGCGAGGGCTTCGGTAAGGGCTCTGCTCATTGCTCGCCCCCCTGGTGAGCCTCGATCTCCAGCATGGCGCGCAGGCGGTCGATGCGTGTCTCGTGGTAGGCGACCATCGCCGTCGCGTAGTCGCGCGCAGACTGCGCCTCCAGCAGCGCGCGGCGCGCGTCGTCGAGCTCGGTAGCCATCAGCGTGGCCGGCGCGGGCCTGCGCAAGATGTCGGTGAGAGCCTTCACAGCAGCGCCTCCCCGACGTTGTCGATCAGCTCAGCGGCGCGCTGGGCGGGCGTTGGCCTGGCGTTGAATCCAGGCGGCAGAAGCTGGCGGCCATCCTCGTCGTACTGAGGGAACGGCCAGTTGGGGTTGAACTCTTTCATCGTCGTCTCCGATGCGTGCAACAGCGCACACTCCGAGTATAAGCAATGTGATGTTTCAGCCGCAAGCCCGATCAACGTAGTCGGCCAATAGCTTGCCGGCGCGCTGCAGCAGCTCGTCGTGGTTCTCGGCGCGTGTGAGGTGCTTGCGCTTCCAGTCCCAGAACTGCCAGCACAGGGCGCCGAACTCGGCCGGGTGGTTGGCCGACAGCCACTCGATGCCTTCGCGGCAGGCGCGCACCTCGAGGCTGCTGTAGCCGTCGGCGTCCTCGGACTGCGCCAGCTCAGGCAGCAGGCGGCGGAACATGGGGCTGACCTCGCCCCAGGTGAGCTCGGTCTGGGCCCCGCGCCAGTCGTCGCTGACGCAGATGCTCACGAGCTCCCCCAGCCAGTCGGGTTGAAGCCTCATCGGCAGCTCATCCGCACGAGAACCTGGCCGCCCTTGACCGGCTCGCCGACCTCGAACGACAGGCGCCAGTGGCGGTCGTCGATGCCGGTGGCGTCGGCCAGGCCGTCCAGGCCTGCCTTCATGCTGGCCAGCATGTTGTCCATGTCCCGGCCGCGGCGGTCGGGCGGGAAGAAGGTCAGATCGACCGCCAGGCTCGTTTTTCCGGCCAGGACAGCCCGTACCCCTGCCGCAGTCGCGATAGCCCCGCAGCGGGCCCTGTAGGCCTTCTTGGCCTTGGCTGCGGTAGCCCAGTGCTGGCGAGCGTTGGGGGACAACTTGGGCGACGGCCAGGGCAGATCCAGGTCAAAGGTTAGTGTCTGCTCACCAGGCATTTTGGTCATCGGCAACCCCCTTCCGCTCAGCATCCGCAACCTCTTAGAGGGTTGCGGATGAGCGGATGAAGCCGGCCCGATTCTCTTACGCATCTCATCCGCACGGATGAGAACCCCCGTATTTGCTTGCTTTCCAGCGTAGTGCCCACTAACTTAGACGTTTGACTTGCGGATGAGATGCGGATGAGAACCCCGTGCGGATGACCCCAAAAAACAGGTCTCATCCGCACGGCCCCCGCCGATGACTTTTTTTCTCGTAAGTCCTTGTCACACCACATTTTTTTTCTCCAACTACTTCACAACTGTAAATGTCATCCGCAAGCCCCCGTGCGGATGAGAATTGTCGTCCGCGTCAACCTTAGTTGACACTTTCCGTTTACACCTCAGTCAACCGATCTAGACGTTTCCTGCGCCTCGATCGCGAGCTCCGCGGTCATCGAAAGGTGGTCGATTGCCTGCTCTGTGAGCTCCCATCCGTTCTTGCGATTGGCCCCCTGGACGGCCATTCCGTTGTCCTTCATGGCCTTCATGATGTTGCTTAGAGCCCGCTCAGAGCAGCCCAGGCTGGTGGCCATGACAGGCGCGCCAGGCCAGCCCTTTTGCATCAGCCTGACCACGTCGATGGCATTGATGGGCTGCCCGTTGATGCGCGAGCCGACCTTAACCTCGAGCGGGTTGCCGTCGAACTGGATGTAGGCGCCGGTGATCTCGACGTCGCACGAGTCCACTACGCCCAGGCCGATCTGGGTGATCTTGAATCGCTTGGACTCAGGCATCTCGGCGTCCTTCATCTTGGTCACCTTGAGCTCCAGGATGCCGCCGGAGCCCTTGACCTGAAACTCCTGGTCCATGGCCGCCTTGAACGCGCTGGAGCCCCGTGCGCGGTCCATCTCGTGGCCTGAGTGGTGGACGACGAGGTTGTGCGAGTGGAACTCGCGCCTGATCTCGTCCATCGCTTCGATGAACCGGTTAGCGTCCTGCTGCTTGTTCTCGTCGCCGTCGCCGAAGTTGCGGGCCAGGGTGTCGATGATGATCAGCGCCGGGATCTGGCCGGTGTCGGCGATCATGCGTCTGATCTCGGCCATGAGCTTTGCTGGCGCGTCGGGGTCCAGCATCTGCACGGCGTGGTTGGACTTGAAGAGGGGCGTGTCCTTGCCGATCTTGATGCCGGTGGCCTTGGACCATGCTGCGAAGCGCCTGGCCAGGCCCTGGTGGCCCTCGCCTGCGATGTAGAACACGGCGCCCTGCTTGACTGGGCAGCCGAACCACGGCGTGCCTGTGGCCACGCTGCAGGCCATGGACACGGCGACGAACGACTTACCGCCGCCTGACGGGCCGTAGAGCATGCCCAGCGCGTCTGACTCGACGTAGCCCTCGATGATCCAGTCGATGGCCTTGATGGTGTCCAGCAGCTCGTGCACCGGCGTGAAGAGAGGCTTGTCGGGCAGGATCTCGCCCGTCTCCTGGTCGATCGCCTGCTGGATCTGCGTCGGCCGGAACTTCTCCTGCGCCGTGCTGACTGACCGCGGGATGTCGTTGTAGCGTGCGAGCCAGCGGTCGTCCTTCGGTGCCAGGCTGGCGTCCATGAGGCCACGCAGCAGGTTGACGATCGAGCCGCCCTTGGCGCCTGAGGCCACCATCGATGCGGCCACCATGTTCAGGCTGTCGTGCAGGTTCTCGCCGCGGATGATGTTCGTCGTCAGGATGCGCAGGCGTTCATCCTGCTCGCCCATGTGCATCGAAGGTGCAGGTGCCTCATGCGCATGTTCTGTGCGCAGGGTCTCGAGGTCGATGCCGAAGATGGCAGCGGCGTCTTCGAGCGTGTAGCGTGCCTTGGGGTTCCAGTACTCCACGAAGTGGTTGAACGGTCCCGAGTCGCGGGGCTTCTGGTTCTGGCCGACTGGCAGGCGGACGTACCGCACTGCGTTGTTGCCCGACTTGTCGGCCTTGATGTAGCCCCTGTCGGCCATCGCGGTGACGAGCCGGGTGACGAGCTCGAGGTTCGCGCAGTCGGGGTCCTTGGTGTCAAGCAGGATGCCGATCTGTCGCTTGCCTGGGCTGGTCTCGATGCCCCAGGAGGGCGTGCCCTGCAGGTTCTCTGGGTCAACGTCGTCGGCCACCAGCGCCAGAAGGCGCGCGAAGTGACTCTTGCGCCGGTGCATGACGCCCTCGATGGGCCTGACTGCGCCTACGCTGAAGTAGGTGTTTTGCCTGCCCCATCCGTCAACGTCGGCCGCATGCAGGGCTGGGTTGTAGGCCTTGCCTGACCAGTTGGCCTGGTCCGAGTTGGGGTTGCCGATGAACCCGCACACCCATGTGGTGGAGCCTCGAGGGGCGCCAGCCAGGACATGCTGCAGGAACTCGGAGTTGGTGACGCTCAATCGAGCACCGTCACCATTGTGATTTTCAGAGCTGGACATGACCACCTGGGGCCTCCCTGTAGGGGGAAGTGTGCCCGGCGGCCGAGTAGGGTGCTGCCATCTTGTTCTTCCACTGAGAACGCCACACTGTGAAACCTTCGGCAGGCGGGTGTGGGAACCGCTTTTCGGGAGCTACCCTAGCCGAGGCCCAATCTTGTCAGACCGTCATTGTGTGGTCTTCTTCCCCAGGATGTCGGGTGCTGCCTTGAGCCTTCCCCTGGTGATGTGCTGGATCCTGAGCTGCTGCAGCTTGGGGATGCGCCCGCGCGCTTTCCAGTTTGACAGTGTGGGCTGGGTGACCCCCAGCTTGGCGGATGCTGCGACCTGACTGCCAAAGTGCGAGATGAGTTCTTCGTAGTCCATTTTGTTTGGTGTGAAGTTGCGGATCGACGGAGTATAGGGCCTGTGATGTTCATCTCACAAAAGCCAACATCAACATCACAATGCCCATACAACGCAGTCGGGTATTCGTTTGT